CGACGGCATTTGCCAGGCGCAGCCCGTGCTTGAAGCCGTGGCCAGAGCGACTGAACAGGGCCAGGACGAAGCCATCCGGGACGGCGACAGCGAGGCCGGTGGCGAAGGTTGCTGCCTCGCCTGGGGCGACGGTCCGGCCTGCTACTGTGGAGATGTCCAGGGCGGCAGCGCCGGATGTGGCGTATGCGGGCAGGCGCGCGGACGGGTGGAGGGATTGGAAAGCGAGGGGCTGGGTCAGGATGTCATGGAATGGCATGGAAGGTCCTTGGTGGAGGTTGTTTAGGGTGCGGGCAGGCGAGGGAGGGGATTCTCGCGTGAATTACAGTGCTGTAATTCACCTCAAAAACCCACCACATCACGTCGTCCACACGAGTGACCATACGCAACCCGAGCCAGTAAGCAAGGGCTGCAGCTCAAGTGATTTTCCCGTGGTTTCTCTCGGTTTTCCCGTGGTGCATGAGGGGTTTCGCCGTGGTTCTTCCGGTGCGAGGGTCGTCGGGGCGAATCCGAATAACGGCGCATGGCGTGGTTTTCGGGGTTGGGAGGGGGTAGGGTAGGGGGAGCGGCCCCTCGCGTCGTGGTGGGCCGGTTTCGGGCCTCGCCGGGGCATTTCGGCATGAGGCGGGAGCGGTTCGGACCGTGCCGCGAATCTCCCGTGAATTACAACCCTGTAATCCACGCGAAAAACCCCGGCCAGTCTCCCAGCCGGGGTTCGGTGCGGCCCTCACGTGCCGTGTCAGTTCACCTTGATCGTTTTGAGCTGCCCGAGAAGGTGCGCAAGGGTTTCAATCTCGCCCGGATCATCGCACAGCGCGAGGTAGTCTAGGATTTCCAGGATCAGATCGTGGCGCCGCGCACGCAGCCGGCGCTTTTGCGAGGCCAGGTCCATCGCCGCGAGCCAGGCGTCATTTGGGGTCCTGATCATGCCTTGACCCTCACAATCCCGCCGCACGGGCGGACCTTGCAACGCTCGTCACGCTCCCACAGCCGAAATCCCACGGCCCCCATGAGTCCGGCCAGGTGCCTCCCGGACTGCTCGACATCCCATTGAAGGGCATCGCTCCGCACATCGAGCTGACCCCAGCCCTCCTGCACGGGTTTCACCCCGCGAGGATAGGCCGGATGGTCCGGCGGGAGCGCCTGATAGAATTGCAAAAAGTAAGCCATGCTGTCACCCCGTACAGTCTCTGAGGAAAATCCACAGCCCCGCCACGACGAAGGCCACTTCAATTAGATATTTCATGTTGACGCGGGAGGGGATGCCTCCCGCTGTTGTCAATTAAAACGGCGCCTCGTCGTCATCACCTTCATCACCTCCGTCCAGGTCCGGACCATCATCCCCCAGCAGATCCTCAAGCATCCCGTCAGTGTCCACGTGCCTGGCTGCTTCCTCCGCCTGGATTTCGAGGATCACAGCCGCGACCTTCGGGTTTTTCCGCAATGCGGCCTTTTCCTCTTTGGATTTCGGCTCCAGGAACTTGTCAATCGCAGCCCGGTCCTTCCCTGTCATCCGCATCAGGGCACGGATCAGGAGGTTGGACCCGCTAGTGCTGCCGCCTTCGCCCCGGACCTTGTTCCACGTCGGATTCTCCCCACGAATCCGACCCGCGATTTCCAGGACCGCCCTGTACTTGTCGTCAATCGTGGCGCTCCGTCCTGTGTCGGGGTCGCGGGAGATGGCTGCAGCATCGACCAGCTTCTGCTTCAGCCCATGCATGATGGCAGCCTCCCTGATGGCCCGATCTAGGGTGCTGGCGTCAATCACAATCGTGCGACCGTTTGCAAAGTCCAGGGTCAGGACCGTGCCGTTGATTTCTGCCGTGATGGCTGGCTTGCGTTTCATTTCAGACATTTTGCGTACTCCATTGGTGGATAGCATCTGGGGAACCTTCCCGATATGGCGTCGCATTATTGCTGCGCCATGGGTAGTAATGTAGCACCAATTCCGGCCGTGTCAACGGGTCGCGCAAAAATATTTTCACGGTCCCCGTGAGGTGTGACTATGCGGCGAGGTCAGTCTGGTTGTCGCCTATAAGGGGAGGGGAGCGCGACGGCACGGCACGGCACGGCATGAGGGCGTGGGGATGTGCCCCGGAGAGGGGTCACGGCGCCGTGTCGTGCCCCGGCGTGCCATGCACCCTCCGCCACCCTCGCGCGCCTACGCCCACGTGCGCGTCAGGTCACTCGGCCAGCCCCGCACCAGGGAGCATAGCCCCGCACTATCGGCAGCCGCTCCCGCATAGTCAATAGTCGGCGCCTATCGCCCGCCCCTCCCCGATAGCCAGCGTCAACTTCCGATAATCCACGTTAACGGAACCAGCGGGGGAGGGGTCTGGGTGTGACAATGGGAGGGGGACTGCCCAGGGGGAGGGGAGGGGGAAATTCGGCAGTGAAAATTACTCTAATGCACCCCGTCAGATTTTTTGCAAAATTTTCATTCAATCTCACGCGAGAAACACCCTCCGATTTTTCAGGCCCGAGCCTCGGTATGTTTCTGGGGCGAATTACAATACTGTAATTCCCACGAGTTACCTCCAACTCCCTTACGCGTTAACATTACTGAGTCCCGCAACAGATCCACACGCGTGCGCAGCTCTGCACTTCCACGTGCCGCCCGCAAAAGCTATTCTGCCGGCACCAAAACCCTCAATCTCTAGCTATGACCGCCAGCACCCAACAGCCCTCCCCGGATAAGTCACGACCATCCGGCATTGTCAAAGTCACCTACACCCACGACGCAATGATCGACGTGATCCTGCAGGAGCCCACTGTCACCTCCAAGGAGCTGGCAGAGCTGTTCGGGTACTCCACAGGCTGGGTAAGTCGTATCCTTGCGAGTGATGCCTTCCAGGCGCGTCTGGCCGAGCGCAAAAGCGCCCTGATCGACCCGGTGATCGCTCAAAGCGTCAACACGCGGATGAAGGCCGTGGTGATCCAAGCCACAGGCATCATGCAGGAAAAGCTCGATGCCGAAGCCAGTGCCTCCTACGCGATGGATGCGCTTGGTCTGGCCTCGAAAGCTCTGGGCATGGGAGGGAAGGTCCGTGGATGAATTCGGAAAAGCCGTGAAGGGGATTCTCATAGAGCAGCAGGGGCAGTCGCCTGTATCAGTGCCGGCGGTTTCCGCTGCCCCTGCTGCATCGTACAGCCACGACGCGATGATTCGCCTGATGATCGAGCACCCGGACTGGTCCCACGAGCAGTTCGCTCGTGCCTTCGGTCGCAGGCCTTCCTGGTTCGCTTCAGTCCTGGCCAGTGACGACTTCCAGCGCGCGCTTGACCCACACCGACATCTCATCGCGGACCCCTCCCTCACAGCCTCCCTCGATGAGCGGATGCGCGCACTGGCTCTGCAGTCCCTCTCCGTCCTGCACACCAAGCTCGAGGGCAAGGAAGTCCTCGACCTCACCGTGCTGAAAGCTGTGGAAATCGGCACCAAGGCCCTCGGCATGGGGCAGGCAGCAGCTCTCCCAGCTCCTGTCGCTGCCCCTGTCGGTGTCGAGTCTCTGGCCGAGCGGCTGGTCAGTGCCCTGGAAAAGCAGCGCCGCAATTCCCCCCTCCGCGCTGCTGATGTCGTGGATGTTCACTCCAGGCCCTCCACATGATCAGCGCCAGCTCCAGTGTCAAGGTGCCACTCACATCGGACCTGATCGAGGCCTTCGCCACGACCTACCTCAGCCCAGGCTACGACGACGCGAAGCCTACCGCCGACTTCCACCGGCAAGGCTGGGCGCTCTACTGCTCCGATGCTCTGCAAGCCGGCATTGCAGCCCCCCGTGGTCATGCCAAGTCCACTTCCTTCACGCACGACTACACACTGGCCTCGCTGCTCTTCAGGGCAGAGACCTACGCCATCATCATCTCCACGAACGAAGAACTCGCCATCGAGCACTTAGGTGACATCACTCGGGAGTTGGTAGAGAACGAAGACCTCATCAATGACTTCCAGATCAAGGGCTTTGTCACTAACTCCAAGACTGAAATCATAGTCGAAATGGCCGATGGGCACCAGTTCCGAGTCCTGGCCCGCGGTTCCGGTCAAAAGATGCGCGGCCGGAAATGGCGCGGGATGCGCCCAGGCTTGATCGTCTGTGATGACTTGGAGGACGACGAGCAGGTCGAGAACAAGGAGCGTCGGGACAAGTTCCGCAGGTGGTTCTTCCGTGCAGTCAAACCCGCCCTGCGCCGAGGCGGCAAGCTGCGCATCCACGGAACGATCCTGCACGAGGACTCCCTGCTCGCCCGCCTGCTCAAGGACCCTGAGTGGAAAACTCTCTTCTTCCGTGCGCACAAGTCTTTCGACGACTTCAGCGAAATCCTCTGGCCTGAGCAGTTCACTGAAGATGCCCTTCGCAGCATCCGTCAGGGTTACATTGAGCAGTACGACTCCAGTGGCTATTCCCAGGAGTACCTCAACGACCCATTCGACAACACCGAGGCCTATCTCAAGAAGGAGCACTTCCTGGATATGGAAGCGTCCGACTTCGAGCGGGATATGCGTCGCTGCGTCGGCGTGGACTTCGCCATCTCCAAGCGCGACAAAGCCAACCGCACCTCCATGACTGTCGGTGGCCTCACTTCCGAGAACATCCTGAACTTCATTGACCAGCACGTTGGCCGCTGGGACATCAACGAAATCATCGACAAGATGTTTGAGGTGGACGAATCCCACCAGCCATACACCTTCTTCGTCGAAGACGGCGTGATCTGGAAAGCCATTGAGCCCGTCCTAAAGGCGGAGATGCGGAAGCGCAATCATTTCCTGAACTGCACTCCAGTGTCCGCAGCCAAAGACAAAGCCACCAAGGGCCGGAGCCTGCAAAAGCGTATGAAGGCCGAAGCCTGTCGCTTCAACAAAAAGGCTCATTGGTACCCAGGGTTTGAGAATGAACTTCTCCGCTTTACCGGGTACAGCGATGCAGTCCTGGACGATCAGTTCGACTCTGCAGCAATCCTCTCTCGCGGCATAGAGAACCTCCCTATCCTTGACGATGAGGACTTCATGGATGAGGATGAACTCGCAATGCTTCGAAAAACCCCTCGCTCAGGCCAAGGCCGGTCCGAGACAACTGGCTACTAACCCACCACTATGAACACCAACCTTGCCGAGCAGTCCTGCTCACTCCCTCTGCAGCAGATCATCGAATCCCCTAACGTCGCACTGCTGCTTGACCAGCCATATCTCGACCGCATCGGCTCTGATGCTGTCCTGGCCTTCCGGTCGGACCTACAGACCCGCGCCGAGTGGGAGCAGCGCATGAGCAAAGCCATGAAGCTCGCACTGCAAGTTGCTGAAATCAAGACCTTCCCCTGGGAAAACTGCTCCAATGTGAAGTTCCCCCTGCTCACGATCGCTGCTCTGCAATTCCTGGCTCGTGTCAGCGTCATGACCAAGGGCCGAGTGCTCGCAAAAGTCGAGCCGGTCGGAGCGGACCCGGATGGCCGCAAAGCTGCCCAAGCCAAGCGCATCTCCACGCACCTCTCCCTGCAGCTCACGGATGAGGACCGGGACTGGCACGACCAAGATGAGACGATGAAACTCGCTGCTTCCATCATGGGCAGTGCCTTCAAGAAGACCTACTACGACGGCGTGGCTGGGATCGTGGATTCCGAGTATGTCCCTGCTGGTGACCTCGTAATGGACTACTTCACTCGGGATGTTGCCAAGGCCAATCGGATCACCCAGATCCTGACCATGAGCGGCAACGACATTCAGGAGCGCGTACGCCGTGGACTGTTCTGTGAGATGACCTCTGAGGGCCCCGGCGACCCGCAGCCAACCCTGCTCGATCAGGAAGCCGACCAAGCCAGCGGCATCCGTCGCCCGGTGCAGCCTACCTCTGACCACTATGTGATCCTGGAGCAGCACACCTGGCTGGATCTGGACGGGGACGGCTATCAGGAACCCTACATCGTGTCGGTCCGTCAGGACACAAAGCAAGTCCTGCGCATTGTGGCCCGCTTCAACGACAATGGCGATGTACACAGGGTGAATGACGCTGCGATTCGTATGCTGGATCAGCAGCTCGAAAAGCTTCGTGAGCCCAAACAGCAGAACCCTGCCCAAGCCCTGTACGACGCGAAGATGCGGTCCAGGTTAGAAAAGGAAATGGACAGACTGGACCGAGACCCTGCCAACAGCATCATCCGCATTGACGCGCAGTGCTACTACACCCGCTATCTGTTCATCCCCAGCCCTGATGGTGGCGTCTACGGCCTGGGGATGGGTGCACTCCTTGGCCCGATGAACGAGTCTGTAAACTCCCTTGTGAACCAGCTCATCGACGGCGGCACCATGGCGAACACTGCCGGCGGCTTCCTCGGGCACGGTGTCAAAATCAAGGGTGGCAGCACCTCCTTCAACCCCTTCGAGTGGAAGCCCATCGACTCCACCGGGGATGACCTGCGCAAGAACATCTTCCCACTGCCAGTTCGGGAACCCTCTTCGGTCCTGTTCCAGCTCTTGGGGATGCTCGTCACCTACAGCGAAAAGATCAGCGGCTCCACAGACATCATGACCGGCATCAGCCCCGGCCAGAACACCCCCGCAGAAACCTCCCGTAACACTGTTGAGCAGGGCATGATGCTGTTCAGCGGCATCTACAATCGAATGTACCGTGGCTTCAGGGAGGAGCTGTCCAAGTTTGCTGCCCTCAACCGCATCTACCTGCCGTCGTCCCCACGGTTTGCTGACCTCACATCAGGTTCCAGTGCCATCCTCGCGCCGGATGACTATGACACCAACCTGTTCCGCATCTTCCCTGCGGCCTCGGCAGAGGCTGTGAGCCAGTCCCAGCAAAAGCAGAAGATGATGGAGCTGATTCAACTCTCTGCAACAATCCCCGGATTCAACCGCTACAGGATCGTCCGCGACTACTTGGAAATCGCGGGCTACGATGACATCGAAAGCATTTACCCGGACCCGCAAGGTCCAAAGGCTATCCCAGCCCCGCAAAATCCGAAGGTCGAACTGGAGAAAGCGAAGCTCCAGCAGCAGGCAAAGGTTCACCAGGACGAGATGCAGCTCGAAGCCGCATCCCTCCAGAACGACGTGAACCTCAATGCCGCAAAGATCCAGGAGCTGGAAGCCAAAGCAATGATGCACCTCGCCAACGCGCAAGGTGTCGGGGATGGGAACCGGATCGCTCTGATCAACGCCCAAATCGGCGCGGCGAAGGCCCGCCAAGAAGGACTGGTCAAGGCTCTTGCCTTGGTTCAGAAGTCATTGGAAAGCAAAGCGTCGCAAGGCGCACAAGGAAACGATAGTGGTAACGGACAAAGATCGACGGGAATGGGCCTTCCATCCGGTGACGCAGGAGCTGCTCCAGGCTCTGCGCAACTCGCGGGCTGAGGCGCAAGAAAACTGGGCGCGTGAGCGGTTCTGCGACAGTGACTCTCACGCGGCGGCAGTGAAAAATGCCGCTGCCATCGGCGGCATCCGCGTGGTGGACCAAATGCTGGGCATGGTACAGGATTTCAAAAACATTGCCGACGACGGCCAACTGGAGTTGATCTGATGACTGAAGCAAGCGCAAAAGGCGCCTACGGTTGGCGCGCACGCAAAGGCCCGCAGGCCTCGAACAAGTCCGGCTTCCGTGCCACGGGCCATCGCGTGCTGCTGCTCGCGGACCCAGTGGAGCAGCGAACCTCCGGCGGCATCATCCTTCAACAGCGTACTGTCGATGCAGAGCAGAACCTTGCAGTGTGGGCCACAGTGGTGGAAATCGGTCACGACGCCTGGGCCGACAAGAGCACCGACTACTGCGACGTGGGTGACCGTGTGCTTGTCGGGCAGTATGCGGGAAAGTTCCACACTTCAGAGCGCGACGGCCGCACTTATCGCTTCATCAATGACCTGGACATCATAAGTCCACTGGTGCCGGAAGGCTTGGAAGGGTAACTCACGCGAATTACAGTATTGTAATTCGCACCAGAAACCGCAACCCCACTGCCCTATGACCTCTCCGAGCAAATCCCCTATGCTGCGAGCATCCGCAGAAGCACGCAAGGCCGAAATCGACGCCCGCGCGTCGGCCCTGGCCGCTTCATTCTACACCCAGGAGCACGAGAAGCTCTCCAAGCAGCAAAAAGACGCTCTTCAGCGGGAATTTCGCACCCTGTCCGAAGAATCCCGCTACCTGAAGAGCTTCCTCAACACCTGATACTCAACCCATGACACAAGCCATGAACACCTCCCAGCCTCCGGCCCCCCGCACTGCTGCCGACATCGAAGCGGAACTCCTCTCCCTGCCCTCCGAGCGGGACCTGGAACTGCAGGAACTCGATCCGCCAGCTGCCACGCCTCCACAGGACGAAAGCGAAGCCACTGCCCGCCGCAAGGGCTGGCTGCCCAAGTCCGAGTTCTCCGGCGACCCTTCCAAGTGGGTCGATGCCAAGACCTTCATCGAACGCGGGGACAACTTCAACAAGAACCTCCAACGCGAAGTTGCTGCCCTGAAGCAAAAGCTCGCGGACTTCGAGGGCACCAAGACCGCGTTCAAGAAATTCCACGAGGAAACCCTGGCCAAAAAGGACAAGGAACTCCAGGCCGCGATCAATGCACTGCGTGTGCAGCGGTCCCAGGCTACCCAGGACGGCGATCACGAAGCCGCCATCGCGCTCGAAGACCGTATCGACGAGCTGAAGTCCGAACGAGCGGCCTTCAAGAAGGTCGAAGTCGAGCAGCAGGCTCCGGCAGCCACTGCCGCCAACCCGGCCGGCCTCCACGCTGAAGTCATGAACGAGTGGATCGAAGACGGCAACTCCTGGTTCCGGGAGGATGCGAAGCTCCAGGCCTATGCAGTGGCTGTCGGTGAAGACCTGATCAAGTCCGGTGAGCAGCTCCGAGGCCGCAAGTTCCTCGACAAAGTGGCCTCCATCGTGGCTGAGGACTTCCCACGCAAGTTCCGCCAACGCCAGGCAGCCACTCCGACCGCCAGCCCTGTCGAGGCGTCCAGCGCGCCGTCCAGAGCCGTCCCAGGCAAACGCTATTCCGAAGCCGACCTCCCGGCTGAGGACCTCCGCCTGATGAAGCAATTCATTAAGGAAGGCTGGACCACCAAGGAAAAGTTCCTCGCCGGGTACTTCTCCCGCTAACGCGCCAGTTCCAAGCTGGCCTTTCCAATTCCCAACCCACTACTATCTGTCATGGCAACCGAAATCACCAGCAATACCACGTCGTCGCGTGCCGCTCCCGTCGTGCGCCGCGAGAGCCAGCGAGCTTCCGCACCGCGCACCCGTCCGGCCAACTTCGGCGGCCCCCGTCTGAAGCTCTCGGTCCTGGGTGACATCCCAGGCTACCACCTCTATTGGGAGAACGACGACGAAGGTGCCATCGAGCAGCTCCTCTTTGAAGGCTTCGAATTCGTCGAACCTGATGAGGTCAGCCTCACCAGTCATATCGTGCAAGACACTGACGTGGCCAAGCGCGTCAGCCGCTACGTCGGGAAGAAAGCCGATGGCTCCCCGATGCGGGCCTACCTGCTCAAGTGCCCTGATGAGATCTGGGCCGAGCGGGAGCAGGCTCGCTACGATGCGGCTGACAACTGGGACAACGCTGTCCGCAATGGCCAGGTTGCCCCGGACAGCAATCGCTACCGCCCGAAGGGCACGCAGTCCTCCGTGGACACGCAGTTCAAAAAGCAATACTGACCAATGGCCGCGCAAGCGGCCTGAACTTCAACCAACACCTGAAAGGCTCCCATGCCGAACCTCGTTGCCCCGAAAGGCTTTTCCCCGTCCCGCTACGTCAGCGGCAGTCCTTGGAACGGTGCCTCGAACCTGTACTACATCGCACAGGCCGACACCAACCAGTTCAACATCGGTGACGCAGTAGTCACGACTGCAGGCGGCGACGCCAACGGCGTCCCCCGTGTGACCAAGAACACCACCGGCACCGGCGCTGTCCGTGGCGTGATCGTCGGCGTGCAGCTCGCTGCCCAGAACACCACCTCGTTCCAGGGCGCGAACCTCGATCTGACCGTGCAGAACATCCCGGCCACCAAGACCCGCGACTACTATGTGCTGGTCGTTGATGATCCCAGTGTGCTGTTCACCATCGAGGACGATGGCCTGTCCGCTCTGACCGCGGCCGCCTGCAACAAGAACGCCTCCTTCACCGTCGCCAACCCGACCGCCCCGCGCCAGAACTCGGCCTCGGTCCTGTCCACGGCCAGCGTCGCGACGACCGCTGCCCTTCCCCTGCGCATCATGGGCCTGGAGCAGTCCCCGAACAACTCCTATGGCGCCAATGCGAACTGGGTCATCAAGTTCAACCAGCACGAGCTGAACGGCAACACCGCCGGCGTCTGATCGCCAGCCGCCGCAACCTACAATCTCACACTGAAAGGACCTCGCCATGGCAGGCATCATCAATACCGGCAGTTACCCCAAGGCCCTCTGGGAAGGCGTCAAGAGCTGGTGGGACTCGGCAGCAGCCGCAACCCCCGAGTACGCACCCCTCATGTTCCGCAAGGAATCCTCGACCAAGAACTACGAGGAATACGTCCAGTCCGTCGGCCTGGGCCTGGCGATCGTGAAGCCGGAAGGCGCGCCGATCTCCTACGACTCCATGCAACAGGGCTTCGTGACGCGCGGCACCAACGTCGCGTACGGCCTGGGCATCATCACCACGCACGAGGAGCTGCAGGACAACCTCTACGTCAAGCTCACCAAGAGCCGCACCGAGAAGCTGCGCCGCGCCTTCGCCGAGACGAAGAACATCAACGCCACCAACATCTTCAACCGCGCCTTCAACTCCAGCTACGTCGGCGGCGACGGCGTGAGTCTGCCCAACGCTGCCCACCCGAACTTCTCGGCAGGCTCCTGGCAGAACAAGCTCTCCGTTGACAGCGCTCTGTCCCAGGCGGCCCTGGAAGACATGCTCATCCTGATGATGCAGGCCAAGGACGACCGCGGCTACATCGAGCCGCTGGCTGGCGACAAGCTCATCGTCCATCCGAACAACTACTTCAATGCCGAGCGCATCCTGAAGACCCCGAAGGCCGTCGGCACCAACAACAACGACATCAACCCGATCAACACCAACGGCCTGCTCACCGGCGGCCTGGTCAGCAACCCGTATCTGACCGCGGCCGGCCCCTGGTTCATCACCACGAACTGCCAGGACGGCATGATCTGGCAGGAGCGTGAACCGCTGTCCATCTGGGAGGACAACGACGCCGACACCCGGAACTTCAAGGTCGGCGCCTACGAACGCTATGTGTTCCTGTGGGGCAACCCGCGCGGCCTGTACGGCTCGAACGCTGCCTGATAGGCGGTAATTTCTGGGGCGAATTACAACACTGTAATTCGCCCTAGTTACTCCAACCAAGGACATCAAATGCCCCAGTTCAATTCCCAGACCACCCGGATGCCCAACGGCCTGACCAACGCCTCCCCCGGTCAGACCTTCGGCAGTGCCGGTATGCCGGACCCGTCGTTCGCGCAGCTCTACCACAACGACTTCAACACGTTCGCAGCTGCTGACTGGACCACCACCCTCGTTGGCACCGGCACCCAGGCCTTGACCGACGCAGATGGCGGCGCACTACTCGTGAGCAACACTGCCGGCGCGGCCGACGCGACGTACATGAAGCTCGCCAACGCCGGCTTCAAGCTCTCCACTGGCAAGCCGCTCTTCTTCAAGTTCGCCGGCACCCTCTCCGACCTGACCAACACGGCCTACTTCGGTCTGGTCAACAAGGCGGCTACCACGGCAGCCAGCATCACGGACGGTGTGTTCCTGACCAAGGCGACCTCCGGCAGTGGCGCGTTGACCCTGAACATTCGCGTGTCCAGTGTCGCCACCACCATCGCCCTGCCAACGGACCAGGCCATTGTCGCTGGCACTCCCTTCGAACTCGGCATCGTCGTGGACTACCTGGGCAACGTCGGCGCGTACTTCAACCCCACGACCGGCCACACCAGCGCCAACAACCTCACCGGACGTGGCCCTGTTGCAGCCCTGTACAGCCCATCGCTGCCCTCGGCACTGCTCACGCCGGCGTTCGGACTGCTCAACGCGAGTGCAGCCGCCCGCACCTTGTCCGTGGACTTCCTCACGGCGGCCCGTGAGCGCTGATTAGGCTCACCACTATGGCCAACACCATCTCCACTCAGATCCTCACGGATGGCCCTCGCAATGCCACTGTGAAGATCACCGGAGTCCTCGACACCTCTGACTTGTCCCTGACCACAGTGGTGTCCCCCGCCTCGTTCATGAGGCAGTTCACCGGATTCCGCATCTACCATCTCGACTACAGCATCAGCGATCAGCTCGAACTGCAGCTCGAATGGCACGCCACGGCCAACGTGGATATCCTGCCTCTCGCTGGCCGTGGTCGCATGTCCTTCGTGGACTTTGGCGGCCTGGTCAACAACGCCGGCGCTGGCAAGGATGGCTCGATAGACCTTCAATCCACTGGCTACGGCTCCGGCACTCAGATCTTCTCCCTGGTTCTGGAGCTGGTAAAAGAAGGTGTGACTGGTATCGGCGTGAGCTGACCGAGTCCAGCACGCACTCACCAAAGCGCCGTGGCTGGGTTGACACCCTCCACGGCTTTTTCACTCCCGGCTTCCGCTTGCAGGGCATCCACCCATACAATACCTCATCGTATAAGGAACTCCAATGCCAGTACCGATTCACTTCAACGTCGCCGTGTTCGGCAAAGACCCCGCAACGGGCGACTGGGTTTCCCCCGGAGCGTCGGTCCGTGCAGCAACTACCCTCACAATCCCGAGTGGTGGTAGCGTTTCCCCGGCAATCGACCTTACCAGCACCTGCATCTTAGGGTTCATCGCCCCGGCGGCCTGGGATGCAGCCGCAATCACTCTGGAGGTCTCCAGCAACGGCTCTTCCTGGGCTACAGCTCTGATCGACTCAACTGGTGCCCCTTCTGGCACCTGGGCAGCTGGCACCGCAGGGGCTGCCTATTCCGTTGACTTGTGGGCATTGCTCCCCTTCAAGTTTGTCCGCATCCGCTCCGGGTCCACGGCTGTCCCAGTGAACCAGACTGCGGCCCGTGCCTTTACCGTCCTCACTCGACCACTGGCTTAATATGTCTGTCCTGCTCCTCGCAAAACCACAGTCCCGCCGCCAACCCTCAGGCCCCCCGTCCTTCC